CTCAAGATAGTTCAGATATTATCGCACAAGCGAGGATGCAGACGACAGGTCAAGTTGTAGATATAGATGTAACAGTTATAGATGATAACACGCTCAGCGTCAACACTGGTAGCGTGGCGATAGCGAACAACGTGAAGGTCGATATACTAATAGCAAAACAATTGTAATATGGCAAAGAAGATTCTCTCTGATTACGACCTAGAAGGGCGCACTATTGACAACCAAGTTTTGCAGAAACGCACAACAGCTGAGCTAGCATCTGACGCTAAAACCGAGGCGATGATAAAGTACAACACGACTACAAAAAAGGCTGTTGTGGCTGATGGAAGCGCATTTAATGCCCTAGTAGATAAAGATGAGCTTAATGATGAACTAGCAGCGTTAGAGATTGGTATAAGAACCGACTTCGATGCCGAGATTACAGACATAAACAGCTCGATTACTTTAAAACACCCCGTGTTTGTTGGCATCTCGCACGCCACTCCAGTACTTGCCTCAGATATTTCGATAAACTACACGACTAGGGTATTAACAATCAACAAGACACCTTTTGATATTTTTGTAGGAGACAATACTGGCGGTCGGATTAAGATTACTAAAACTGGGGGTGTGAATTTCCCAGCATTTTCAAACGTGAGCGGGATTTATTATTTTTATTTTGATGCTGTCACTGGGAATGCCGTCACAACGGCAACCCCGTGGGTTTTCGGGTCAATAGTGCCCGTTTACCGCATCCTTTACAACGCAACACAGGGCGGAGCGGCTGCCGAGGCTTTCGAGTGTCACCTTAACACAATCTCAGGAGACGACCACAAATGGAAGCACGCTGGGGGTACGATTTATTTCAACGGCTTCGATTTGATTCATAACGCACTTGCAAGCGGGTCGCCAAATGCCGACGGGAGAAACACCTGCATAGGGATTACGGGCGGCACGAACATCGATGACAATTTATCTTATACTGTTGTACACAACGCAAGCCCAGCGAACGTTTGGGAACAAGACCTTGGGGCGCAGTCGGCTGGCTCGCTAAACAACACGAACGGTGGACAATTTAGGATTAAATGGGATACGGCTGGCGAAAAATGGACTCTTGACGCAACGAGATTCCCGTTTGACTTCACGGGCAACGAACCTAACTATATCACGGCAGCGGGTGTAAGAACGCTAGTGCCAAACAACAACTTTTTCGCTTATTACTGCTATGCTTTCCAAGACCCTCGCCTAGGGCAAACTATAAAATTAGTGAGTGCCGTAACTCCATTCACGACCATTGACGAAGCTAGGGCACACACGTGGGAGACTATCAAGGTAAGTTACCCAACGTTGGGAGACAACGAGATAAAACCCCTTTATAAATTTATATTTGAGCATAAAACGACGTTCCCAGACAGTTGCAAACAGGCTGTTTTAAGGGAGTTTCTCGACATAAGGAGAGCACCAACACGCACAACCTCTAACGTGGGCGGAACGCTGCCAGCCTCAAACGTGACAGTTGTTGCAACTGGGAATATGTCTAGTACGGACGTACAGAGCGCACTTGTCGAGTTGCAAAACGACATAGACGGCTTGCAGTTCGGTGCTATGATTGCAGCAGAAAATATAGCGGTCGATAAAGCCGTGTGCGTAAGGGTTGATGCTGGCGTTCCGAAATTGTACCTGGCAAATGCAACAGATACTACAAAAATGCTGGCTGTAGGGATATCGGTGGCAGCGGCAACGGCTAACAGCACGCTAATATACAGGAAAGCTGGCGTACACACGTTTCAATCGCCACACGGGTTTACACTTAGTTCATTGCTGCCTATCTATGTAGGAACAACAGCTGGGGCGTTAGTGCAGACGCAACCTGCGAGCAACGGCAATGTTATTCAACCAATAGGGTTGCCAATTGCAGACAACAAGATCGAAGTTATGATAGGGTTGATTTATTTTGAAAAATACGTGTAAATATGGCGAACAGGTATTTTGTTGGGTCAGGAGCTTGGGATACAACAAACACAGCAGTTTGGTCGGATACTGATGGCGGCACGACAGGGTTTTCAGTCCCAACTAGCGGAGATGACGTATATTTCACGGCTAATAGCGGAACAGTTGGGTTTACGTCAGGACAAAACCGTGTGTGCAGAAACATGACAGTTGATTCAAACAGCACAGCATCGTTCACATCGCCATCAGCACAACCAGTACAGTGCTACGGTAATATGTTCATAAACAAGAATATAACGATTTACATAACAAAATATGCAAATGGAACGTTATCTACAGGCACTTTTTCTCACAGATCGTTATACTTGTCGATAAACACGAGCGTGACCGTTACGCTCGCAAGCGATAGCGATATTTTTCAAGTAACAGGGACAGGAACTATAGACACGAGCGCATCGAATTACGCTTTAAAAGTAAAGGACAACTACACTGGAGTAATATTGAACGCTCGTGCATCTACTGTCGATTTGTGCTACTCTTCTGGTTCAGTTGTTATAAATATACCATCATCAAGCTCGTTGACTTCATCGACAATTAATGCCTATATAAGAACATACACCCCTGTATTTGGAGCTGCATTCGGGACTTTAAACTTGTATTCGCTTGACACGACAAGTATATCAACGATATTGGTTTTACCATCTATAACAGCAACTAATTTAACTATAAACAAGGGGTTCTGGTTTATGACAGGCATTATAACGGCATCTAATCTAACACTTCAAGGCGACAATAGCACTCTTAGATGTGTTATTCTTGCGGGTTCGATGTCATTAATAGCAAATACATCTGCCAGTGCACGCAATACAATATTTAGACAGGTTGCCGCGTCAGGGAATGGATGGGCATCGCCAACAACGTGGACGGATGTAGGGGGGTATTTTTATTGCACTGGATTCCCAGCATTTACCCCATCTAAAACATTGTATTGGGTTGCAACTAGCGGCGGGAATGTTAATTCAACATCGTCATGGTCATTGACTAGTGGTGGTGTTGCTGGTACAGACATACCACTCCCCCAAGATAGCGTTGTCTTTGATGCTAATTCAATCACGAGTAACGGGAGGACGATTACAACTCAAATTACTGTCGTGTTAGGGAATATTAATAGTTCAGCGTTATTATATACACCGACGTTATCAATAGATTCTTCTTTTGTAATTACAGGAGCCCTCAATGATTTTTCTGGTTTTGGCAACATCTCAAATAATTATTTTAGCCTAATGGATAGTATTGATTCTGCGATCAAGTTCAATAATTCGAGTACAATAACATCTAATCTTTATATTACTCTTGGGAAGCCTAACGAGACACAAAGGACGTTATCATTCCTTTCTAATATAAATTTAAGTAGTGCTTTTGCGCAGAATGTTGGAAATATAAGCGCTGGCAATTATAATCTGAAATGTGTTTCATTTTCTAGTTCCCCGTCTTACACGATAGGAAGGAGTTACACGACAACAGGAGGAGTTTTAGAGATAACTGGGAGCGGGGCGGCAATGACTATTACAGGTGGGGTAGATTACGTTTTCCAGTCTGACTTAAATATAATTTTCTCGAGTACAAGTAGTAACAGGGTGGATATCGACTGGATTGATTTAAACTTTAACACACCGGTCTTGCCTCATATCACTGTCAATTGTGTCGGGGAGCTTTATTTAAAAGAAAATACAACAAATAATTTTTATATTAAACTTAATAAATTAACTATTAAAGCTGGACGAAAGTTTAGCTGGTACGGGGAGGCCCCGCCTGTTAATTCACTAAATCTGTATCTTGGAGAAGTAATTAACGAATCTATCCAAGGGAACAACGCAACTTTCAGAGCTCTCAATGGACGACCGATTTTGCGTCAATACACGACTAATTTAAACAACTCAAAGCCGCTTGATTTTGGGTATTGCAATATGACGAATATTGCAGGAAATTACAAAAATAGCGTGTATTCAACTGGGACGTTAACGAATTGTACGGGAATTGTAGCTAAATTAGCAAAACTAAAAGGCAAAGTATTTAACGCGTTGCCGCGAAAAAACATTAACAAGATAAATGGGGAAGATTTTAACAATTTAATGTAAAAAAACATGATATACATATTAAAAACTCAAGATATTAAACTGAAGGGCGTGACAGGCTGGTCATACTGGCGAATCCATCAGCAGATATGGGACTGCGATGCAAAAGTCATTACGCTTTTTGCAAAAGGTTACGCGAGCATTGAGGCGATAAAAGATAATTTCAGTAATTTTCTGGATATTAAAGGGTGCAGTGTATATGTTGGGGATATGGCATTACAGACCCCTATAGAGATACAATTCTTGCAGCTGTTTAAAGCTTATAATCAAGAATTTAACAGTGCTGACATTGACACGGTAGAAGCATGAGAAAGATAAATGTTACTGGGCAGGCTCTCGACATAAGGAGCGAGCACATAATGGGGATGCAAAGTGATTTGTTTAATCATTACAATGCATTCGCGAAAGGCGTGTCAAGCCTTGCTAGTTATTCTCGAATTTTGCAAGTAAATAATATTACATACATTGACGGGACTATCTCGGTTAGCGCAGGGTTCGCACATATACAGGGGAAAAATTGTACTGTATCAGACCAAATCATCACGGCTGGAATTGGTCAAGATGAATTTACTGCATATTTAGAACTTACAGAGACAGTTGACCACGATTATGATTATGTTGATTACCAAGACAATCAAGTAATTAATGCATGCACTAGATACACTGCTGTTTTAAAGTCTATTAACTCGACATTAAACGGTGATGCTCTTGAAAATCAGAATAAAATTATCGTTTATACACGTGGATTTTGGACAGATATAAGCGATCAAGCTATATGCGACTGGTTCAAGAACTACTATATTATTGCGAACGTGATTAGACGGCAGCAGATTATTGATAGCCGTCAACTTGGAATGTTATCATACATAAATAACAAGACGAATAAGAACACGCTATATCTTGACAAGTTCGGGCTTCCAAGTTACACGGCTAACACAGACATCGTCTTTACTGCCGGTAATTTCCCGATAAACCCGTCACAATTCGATATATTAGAAGCAAGATTGACGTTTTACAAGGATGATAATTCGCTATTTTTTGTAGCCCCGTTCAATATCTATTTTGGATCTGTAAACGGTTATGTGAGAAATTTTGTTGTACGATACGGCTCTAACATAACTAATTTGGGTGGAGAAAATGCGCTATGTGCTAGGTTGGCAATTGATTATCTTGACTACTAATGGACGAAAAGGACGAGATGTTGTTTCTGGATAGCGTGTATGATGGTCACTTCTTTGTCCGTAATGGGTCGGCAAACTTGCCTAAGCTCGTTTTTAAGTTCAATGAAAAGGAGCTTGTATACTCGTTCTTTTCTGGGCTTGGTGGTGCGGCTAAAGGCGTGAACACTGCGAAGTTTTTAGAAAATATTTCGTATTTCTGCATGGCAAAGACCTGCGAAGAGGTTGTTGAGCTGCAAAAGCTCACGAAAATGAGCAAGCCAGATTTTATCGCAGCTGGGAAGAAGATAAATCGAACGTACAGCGAGCAGTATCTTTCAAGCGAGTACGACACGGCTAATATTATCGGGGAAAATGTAAAACTCTGGGAGAAAACGGTTAAAAGCGATAATACGCTATTGAAGTACATCACGCGTGATGATAGCAAGGTGAGGGAAGATCACAAGGTGTTGGACGGCATTGTTAGACGGGCTGGCGACCAGTTTTGGGATTTCAACACGCCACCGAATGGCGACCGTTGCAGGTGCACATTCAAAGTCGTGGAAGGCGAAGAAACGAACCTCAAGATGCACGTTCGTGAGTTCAACAAAAAGAACGATACGGATTTCACGGGGGTGTACAATAACGATGTGAGGTTTGATTTCAACCCAGCAAAAAAACAGATAGTATTTAGCGAAGAAAGCTCTTATTTCAATACGTGGAAGCAGTACAATTTAGATTTCAAGAAAAATAATGGCGGGCTTAATTGATTTTCAAAAGATACGTGAAAATGCTGGAGCAACAGCCGACAATCAGTCGTCAACATTCAGCAACAAAACTGATGACCTGTTCAAGTCGCTCGCTGTCGATGCTGGAAGGATTCAACTGCCTGGGCTTATAATTTCAAGCGGACAGCAAGCGGCTTTTATAGCGGGGAGACGAACGGAAGAGCGCAACGAGCTTATAGACGTTTCGATGGCTCGAGCGATGATGTGGGATAGATTGCAATTAAAGCGACCTGAGTACGTTAATGATTTCGGCAATAATACGCAAGAGGCAACGATAAACCTGTTCGAGTGCCTGCTGTCGGTAACACAAGAACGTCACATAGTGAGGACGGTCATAAAAGGAGCAGAAGCAACACATAAGCAATTTATCGGGAATGGAGATTTTTTTATCTCTGTAATTGGAAGGATTGTTAATAATAAAAAAGTATTACCTTTGAATTTTGTCAAGGAGATGATGTATGTCCTTGGAAGCGAAGAACCACTCGAATATCAATGTAAATTTTTACACGAGGGGTTTGGAATAAAAAAAGTAATTTGCGACACGAAACCTAAATTCTCGCAAATAGAGGGGGCAAGCAATGCTTACTTATTTGAGTTCACTTTAATATCAGACACATGAGAGAAGTTACTATACAGCGGAAAAAATGGGAGGATTGGGGAACGGAAGGTGATTTGACCGTGAAAGATAGCGATTTCAAATGCAAGACCTTAGAACTGCCTTTCAAACTCAATAAAAAAAGGATTTCTTCAATAATCCCAACATCATACATTTGCGAGATTGTTAATTCCCCAAAATTTGGCAAAGTTTACGAGGTTAAGTCAGTGAGAGAGCGTGGAGATATATTAATTCACGCGGGTAACTTCGCTGGCGACACGGAAAAGGGCTTGAAAAGCGATTCGATGGGTTGTATATTACTAGGAGATAAAATCACGAACATAGGAGGGCAGATGGGTATTTCTAACTCAAAAAACACGCTTTTAGCTTTCATGCATGAGATGAACGGCGAAAAATTCATATTGAACATAAAGGCATGAATAACTTCTTTGTAACAGTATTCAGCTCACTAGTAGTTGCTTTAATATTAGCAGTTATTAAAGCTTTCGTAGATATTAGATTAATGCGAAACGAGATAGATAGACTTGAGAAAGACAGGCTTTTGCACGAGCAAAAAAACAATGAATCGTTTCGAGACGTCTTCTCACTCTTACGGGAGATAGAGACAAAAATTGACAAAGTAATCGGTAAATTGGAAAAATAAATGGAAACAACAGCATTAATTATCACAGCAGTATGCGCAATCTACGAGGTTGTCTCTCGTGTCGTTCCTACGTCAAAAACGTGGAGTATAGTCGGCAACGTAATAAACGTTTTAAATGTCGTTAGCACGGCATTGGATGTTAAAAAGAAAAAAGGGGCTTAAACCCCTTTATTTCTTTAATTTTGATTTATAAAAAAATAGCATTGCTTGTAGCACAATTGCAGAAGTATAAAGTGCTGCAATTAATAATTTTAAGGACTCAATCATTTTGATAAGTTTGTTTTTGAAATATCTTTCAACTTAGAGAATAATGCATTTTGTTGAATGTTCTTGTGCTTAGTCCAGACCGCTTTTAGTTCATCTTCGTTACTTGCACTAATAAGCGACAAGCAAGCCTCGAGAACGCTATTAGAGCCACGAAAATTAGCTAAAAACTCTATCAACTGAGAGAATAATGCATTTTGATGAAAGTCCTTGTGCTTAGTCCAGACCGCTTTTAGTTCATCTTCGTTGCTTGCTCTAATAAGCGACAAGCAAGCCTCGAGAACGTTATTAGAACCACGCAGATTAGCTGAATTGCCATCATCATCCTCGTCCTCTGCTGCAAGCCCTAGAATAGCCATCAAGGCGTTCCTGCGCTGGTACGTTGTTGCAGACATGATCCCTTGTGGGTCGATCTTGACGGGGTAGAGTTTAGATGTCGATTTGAAATACTGCCCGCTGGTGTGTGTTAATATAGTAGTGAGTTCGCAGTCACCCTCTAAGAGCTGGGAAACAGCCAGCCCGTTATTATGTAGCTCTTGCTTTATAAAGCTCCTAATTGTAGCAAGGTCTGCATACTTAGATTTAAAAAAAGAATTATTTTCAGTTTTATGGACATTGCCAATTGCACCTTGAAAATTACTAAGTGCTAAGGCTATCTCATTTATTTGCTCAGATTTTTCCATTTTTTTTAACAATTAGTGTCAATCAATTCAATGTTACATTTTTTCGCTATCTCAAGCTCAAGCCAGCAACTATGCGAATAACGAGCATCTGTAGTGAATGTTATCGCATCGCAGTCGAGTAATAATCTTATATTATTCTTCATGCACTCGAATGCGCGTCGCCCCTTGTTTTTAGGGTTTATAGCGGGATTAACAGCTTTAAACCCCATCGATTCAAGCTCGCGTTGTTTTTTATTGAATTTTTCTTTTACAATAAAGAAATCTACGTCAGACAATGGATTTCCATCCATGTCGCCGATCCTTCCGCTGATATATACTCTTTTCATGATTATTAAGATTAAAAAGGGATACTATCTTTCCTGTTTATAAGCGTACCTATCCGCTTTATCGCAGCCTCGAACTCTTTACCGTCACTTATCTTTTTCAATACCCAATCTGAGCTCGTAGGGTCAGACAGATTTAAAATCCCGTAATTATTTTTTACGAGACTATTAATTCTAGCCAGTTTAAAACAGCAATACATGACCCCAAGTCGCTGATCTATATACGTTGCGTCAAGGTCGTCAAAGTCAACGATTGCAGGGAATTGAGGTATGCAGACGCAGTAAACCTCGTCTTCGTCAAATCCAGTTACGCAAAAGTCAATATTCTGTGCTACTTGCTTGATAGTGAACGTGTCACCTACTTTAATTGATTTGTTTTTCATAGTATGTAATTTTTGATTGTTAAAACTTTGACAAAATTAATGTAAAAATTTTTACTAAACAATAGTTGTTTGTAAAAATTTTTACATTATATTTGCATCGTAATCTTAAAAGCAAAAAAATATGAGTAGACCAAAAAAGCACAATGTTACATATCCTCGATTTGACGAGATTAAAATCGGAAGCGAGTACAATCTTGAAAACCGCGTTGCGGCAACCTTTAAAGCATATATGTACAGGATATGCAAGAAAAACAAAGTTGAATTATGTATGCACTGTGCATACGGGGAGACAAGTCAAATTATCACAGTATTAATGTTAAAACCTATAATGTCATGAAATTACACGAGATTAGCTTCGATTACGAGGCTTTAATGCAAGAAATTGAGGAAAATGAGGGTCTCTTGAGTGATGAAAGTTGTGAAAAACTAACAATATTACAAGATCAACTAGAGAAAAAAGCAGAAAGTTACGCCCTTGCTATCTTGCAGATTGACAGTGAAAACGATGCAATACAAGCGGAAATTGAAAGACTTTGCAAGATTGCAGATGCGAAAGTCAAGGTAAAGAACAAGTTAAAAGAAGCTATTTCTAACGCAATGCAGCTTTTCGTGCGCGACAAGATTAAAACAAACCTCGTTTCTCTTTCGATGCGCGAAAGCACTTCTGTATCAATATTCAACGAATCGTTACTCCCAGATTTTTGCTTTGTCGAGAAAATTACAAAATCACCTTCAAAGACGATTATCAAAGAAATGATTTCGAGGGGTGAAAAGATAGAGGGAGCGGAAATAGTTAAGAACAAGAATCTTCAAATAAAATGAGTTGGATAGACGTAATGAACGCAGCCCGCACGACGGTCGGGAAAGATAATATTGAAAAAGAACCGTCAAGGGAATTGAAATTAAAATTGCTTTTATCGGAGCATTCACCAATAAGGGTTTTGAAATTTACCTATACTTTCAAAAATATAAAGTATTGGATGTCAATGCACCTATCCCGTCATAAAATCGGGGTTGAACACTTTATTAAAACGCAAAGAGACGACCGCACGGGTGTGGATAGGGATAATTTACCACAGTCGGAACTTGTGAATCACACAATATCGCTCAACGCACAGGCTATTATAAACATAAGCCGCAAAAGACTATGTAATAAAACGCACGAAGAAACAAAACACGCGTGGGTGTGCTTTCTGAGGGAGTTAAGTAAAGCAGAGGATGAATTAGTGGCTGTTTGCGTTCCTGAATGTATTTACAGGAATGGCATTTGTCCCGAGATTGAATGTTGCGGGTTTATTCACACTAGTGAATTTAAACTTTTGAGCAAAGGCTATAAAAATATTTTTAACCCAAAAAACATAAGTAAAACCAATTAATTTTAAAAATATGAATATTTTAGGTAGTATTTCTTTTACTAAGTTAGTAGAAGCCGCAAAGGCAGGTCACCCAGCATTTTCAAGGGCAGAAAGCGGGGAAGTTTTTTTCAATGTCGATATTTCGAGTAAAAAAGAGGCTGACAAATATGGCAAAGATATAAGCATTTGTCTCGGGGGGGGGAACTTAAAAAAGGGGGCGTCCGATGAGCAAAAAAGCGAGATGAAAGAGAAATGCAAGGCGTTTAACAACAAGCTCGTAGGAAAAGACAAATACTTTATTGGCAACGCAAAAACCTTCGATTTTAGCAAGAGTGACGAAGCAAAGCAACAACAGCCGACTAATTTCACTAAAACAACTGATGATGATTTACCATTTTAAACAAAAAAGTCATGGAGAAGATTAAAATATGCAAGGTAGTAAAATATGAATTTAACTGGAGTAAAGCAACTCTTGCGCAAGTTGAAAATGACTTACTAGAGTTAAAAAAGCTTTGTGCAGAACGCATTATTGTTGACATAGACCATCGTGACAATATTTATTTCGAGGCTCATATATTTGAGTATGAAACAGACGATGAATATATCGACAGGATTAAAGAAATTGAAATGATTCGTAAAGCTAAAGAGCAGAGAGAATATAATGAATATCAACGGTTAAAAGCAAAATTTGAAATTAAAAAAAATAAACTATGGGATTTATTGAGATAAAAAATAAAAGCGGGTGTATAGTTTTTATAAATACTGAAAACATTACAACTATAGAGTCCTATATTTTTGGGGAAACAACTATAAACTTAAAGAACAATAATTTTGTTAGAACATCTGAAAAAATCGAAAGCGTTGTTTATAGGTTAAGGAATAAAGTATGGAGCTTTACGACTACCAGCAACGGATAATCGAGGAAATCAACGCAAAGTCTCACGTTAAGAGACTTTGCGTTCAACTTTCAACTGGAGGCGGGAAGACGGTGATTTTTTCACATATCGCAAAGAACACTACCGAGAACGTTCTTATCCTCGTTGATGCGGCAGAGCTCGTTTCACAAACAGCGAAAGCCCTGGGAGGAGATTGTAGTATATTCGAGTCGAAAAATAAAGCATTTCCAAACTCTAGGATTGTCGTCGCAATGAGCAAGACGATTCTCAGTCGTTTAAAAAAAGATGAAAAGATGTTGAACCGTTTCGGGCTTGCTATTATAGACGAGGCACATATTTACGTACATAATAAGATTTTCGACTTCTTGCCAGAGACTTGTAATATTGTCGGGTTCACGGCAACCCCATGCCGTAGCGCGCGCGTAACGTTTGAAGACGAGTACGGGGATGAATGGATCAGGGACGAAACGATGTCAGAAGTTTATAATGATATAGTTTGCGGGATAGGGACGGATGAGCTAATCGAACGAGGGTTCTTAGTTGACGAAGAGCTTCACTGTATAAGCGTTGCGGGTATTGATACGCTCGTAAAAAAAGGCGACGACTACACGAATGAGAGTTTGAATAATGTTTTCAACAAACCTCAATACTGTATTGATGTAATGAAAGAATTTGTAGAGAAATGCAAAGGGAAAAAAACAATGATTTTCACAGCAACGACAGAGGCGAACCTTTCATTGTTTCATAAGTTCATAAGCGAGGGATATAATTGCAAGCTATACGATTCTGTTAATTCATCATCAAAAGACAGGGAAGGAATAGTAAGATGGTTTAGAGATACACCAGCTTCTATACTTTTCAACGTGTCGTGCTTTACAAAAGGCTTCGATGTTCGAGATGTCGAGGCAATTATCTTAGCTCGTAAGGTGTCATCACTCTCGTTGTTCATACAGATTGCAGGCAGGGGCGCACGGACAACTGACAAAATCTACAAAGACCGCTTCATTTTCATTGATGGTGGCGAGAATAGTAAAGAGTTCGGTATGTGGAGCGCACCTCGTGACTGGGGAAAGATATTCTTCAATGGCTACAGACCGACAAAGAAGAAAAAAGAAAGCCTCCTGGATGTCGTGGAATGTGATGTTTGCGGGTACATGCGAGCAAAGCACGAGACGCCTTGCCCTGAGTGCGGGGAGGAAACGGTAGTAGAAGAAAAAGGAAGCAGCAAAAAGCAAAAGGTTGAGACTAAGACTACAGAGATCAAGAAAGTTATTTACCCAGATAGCAAAAAGATTATAGGATACACAAAACGAAAAAATGAAGATGTTTTTTTTGCGCTTAACATCTTGAACAATCAGATTTTCGATATATTTATCAGGGCTGGTGTAGATAAACAGCTTTTCCTTGACACGCTGCGAAACAAGAACTTTTACAAGCGTATGCACTCGATAATGAGACCGCATTTTTTTGAGATAATTTACAGCGACCTAAAATCTTATAAGAACAGGACTTACGAATTTCAGTTAAGTTTGCTTGTTGACAAGTTAAAGAAATATTATAAATAAAGTCAACGAATGTATGGTTTGAATCAATTCGAGAATGAATCAGAACATTACACAAAAGAAGTTTATCGAACTAAAACAATGTTTAGTAACGGACAAGTATAGCTTTTCGTGGCGTTGCATCGCACTAACTTTTCAAATCGTACGTCTGCCAGCCATGAAAGCTATACAGTGTTAGCCGTTCGGTTTTTATTTAGTATTAATTTTAAAACAATATTTTATGAATGATTTTTTATTAAACCTATTTACAGGAACAGACAAAACAAGACCTTTAATGATGTTCCCTAATTTGTATAATGGTATTGTTTATGCAACCGATACCCTCGCTTTAATAACAATTCCTGAAAACGAATTATCATTAAAATACAGCACAAACACAGCATATCCAGATGCACAAAAAATAATTGATGACTTTGAAAAAAAGGAATTACAAAGCATTAGGGTTAATGTAGTTGATTTGGCTAAAGAATTAACAAAGGCACGAATTGAAGTAGATAAGGATTCGATTAAGTGCAAAGAGTGTAAAGGTAGCGGAACTGTTGAGTTTAAATATGAAGATAAGACAGGGGAAACACATTATATTGATGGTGATTGCCCGATCTGCTATGGAGAAGGAAGTTCCGAAAAAGATTCAAAATTTGCTAGGATTAAATTATTAATGATTGAAAAAGAAGATGGCACACAAGTAGCAATAAACATAAATGACTTGTATTTCCACCCTTTTCAACTATATAGGCTTTTTATGGTTGCTTCAATTAAAAGGATTGATGATTTTGAAATATTATTCGACCCCAACAGATATGGTCAGGTTATTTCAAATTTCGGCAACATCAAAGTACTAACGATGCTGTATGCTCGTCCATTCTAAACTGACGGCTAACTGTTCCGCTATGCACTTGCGGGGAAAGCGCAAATCATGCTAAAATGCTTTTGCAACAACGCGAGCTTTTTTAAATTGCGCACAACTAAACAGCATAGCCGTTTCGGCTTGTAATAACTTTGCTAATTATTAACATCTTAATTTTTTAATATAAAAAATAACTAAAACTATGAAAAACTATCTAGTATCACATTATTCGAGTCATTTATCGACTGAAAAGAAAGACATAAGCCTCGCTGATTACATGAACATGGTGAGGCTCGGTATTAATAAGGATGCCGTTTTGAAGGGGCGGTCATTAAAGCAAGATGGGGCAGACGAAGCATATAAGAGAGCGAAGATAAACTCTCAATGCATCACGGGGTCGGCTGTAATGAACGAGGGTTCAAAAGAATCCTCGAACGTGAAAGAGCTAAACGGGTTAATCGTAGTAGATATCGACACGGACGTCTCAAAAGAGACACTCGATAAAATCAAGAACGACAGGTACACACACGTATATCACAAGTCTTTCGGGGGTATTGGGGTATGTGTATTCGTTAGGATATCACAACAAAAACCGTTTATCGAGTCATTTCACGGCATTTCAGACTATTACTTTAAAACTTTTGGCGTATTAATCGACCAGAATTGCAAGAACACGAACAGACTTCGTGCGATTAGTTACGACCCAGATATTTATTACAACCAGAAGTCTGATGAGTTTGTAAGTAAGTACAAGCCAAAAGAGTTCAAAGAACCTTCAATCCTCTACACGAAAGACGATTTCGATTATATACTCGAGCAAATCGGGAGTAGGAACATCGACTTGTGCCAGGACGACTATGACCGATTCATGAGGATAGGATTTGCGATATTTGATAAGTTTGGGAGTGGGGGCGAGGGAATTTTCAAATTTATCTGCAGCAAGGGGAGCAAGTACGAGCCAGAGAAAATCGCTAAACAATACAAAGGATTTTGCAAAAACGGTAGGATATCAATAGCAACTTTCTATCATTATTGCAAAGAGGCGAATATCGAGCTTTACACGAAAAAGACGAGGGAAATAGTTCGAGCCGTGAAAGTTGCGAAGTCGCAAGGATCGCCAACGGTGCAAAACATAGTCAAGCATCTTGAAACTGTTTTAAACATCGAAAATCCAGACCAAGAGCTTGTTAAAGCATTAATCGAAAGCGATAAAGACTATAATATCGAAGATAGTGACGAGAGTCTAATATCGCAGCTAGAAAGATACATCCTAGATGCTTATAGCCCGATGTTGAACTCACTATCTTGCGAGGTAACAATAAAAGACGGGAAAGTAGTTGATGATTTCGTCCTAAATACTATCTATATCGCTGCAAAAAAGTTTTTCAAGGACAAGATAACAAAAAACGATGTTGAAAGCATACTTACCAGCTCGTGCGTGTCGAATTTTGACCCCGTGAAAGACTATTTCACGAACTTAGAAGGCATTGATTTCTCAGAGTCGGATGTAGATAAGTATGTCGATTGCATCCACCCACGGACTGACTACAACCGCTGGGTTTTCAAGAAGTGGTTAATAGGGTGCATCCACAACTGGCTCGCACCAATTGATGAGACTAAGGTATCGCCGCTCTCGCTCGTGCTTTGCGGGAAGAGGCACGGGACTGGAAAGACTTCATTCCTTCGCGAATTGCTGCCGAAAGATTTAATGAAATACTACGCAGAAGCGACAATCGACATAAAAGATAAGGACAGCCGCAAGCTACTAGCAACGAAACTCCTCATAGTCGATGATGAATTTTCTGGGATGGCAATGAGTGATGTGAAGAATTATAAGAAGGTGAGCGATTACAATATAATGGTGATACGTACCGCATACGCAAAGAAGGACAGGACATGGAAAAGGCGGGCTGGTTTGGCAGGAACAAGCAATGATTATGACGTTATAAAGGACGCCACAGGCAACAGGCGAATACTCCCGATACTTGTTGAACGCATCGACTACGATGATATGATTTCAGCCAACAAGGACAAGATACTGGCGTGGGCTTACTCGGAATACAAAAAAAGTAATGGGATTGATTGGAAAATTTTCAAAGACGATGAAATTACATTTCTGGCGGAAAATACGCAAGACAATATAAATATCGATCCTTTCGAGGAGTCGTTCTTCAAATATTTTAGCTTAACAGAAACAGATGTCTTTAATACGAGAGTGTTTATGAATAAAGGCGACATATTGCAGTATTTTTACGACAACACTACACTAAAACCGACAAAGTATTGCATAAAAGATGTATTTGTGCGTCATAATATATCGTACAAGACGTACAGGAATACCGACAATACTATAAAAAAAGCCGCCAAATTATACATGAAATCACAAAACCCTGTATATCAACAATTTATACAAGAGTCTCCATTTTAATGTAACCATATGTGTCCGCTTTTGTTACCATGAAATTTTTTATAAATAACTGAGTATTAATATTGTATCCTTGTAACTTTTGTAACCTTAATTTTTAAAGTATATAGTATAAGTATATATATACATAACACTATATAAAATATATATTTATATATAAAGGGAGAGCGGCATTAAAAGTTACGGGTTACTGGTTACAAGGATTTAAACATGAATCTAAAATGAAGAATGAAGATGCAATCCAGCAAGAAATTTATTTGGCAATTCGCAACAAATTAGAGACAAGGGATTCTAAAATAAAGGGATTCGTGTTTAGTGTGCCAAATGGGGGCTGTAGGAACGCAATAGAGGCACTCAAACTAAGCAAGACAGGTGTACGTAGGGGTGTGAGTGATTTAATCGTTTTAATGCCTTCTAAAGAGGTTTTATTTCTTGAGGTCAAAACAAAGATAGGAAAGCAAAGTGATGAGCAAATCAAATTTGAAAACACCGTGAAATCATTGGGCTTTCAATATCATGTCGTGAGAGATGCCTGTGATGCTTTAAAAATAATTGATAATATTTTGACAATCAATAAATAATTTGTATATTTGTTAAAATTAATAACTATGAAAACAGATTTCACATCACCTAAGCTTTCTTTCAAGAAGATTAAAATGCCGACATTTGGCAATGTCCCAGATTTTTGGGGATTCCACGAACCTCGAGTTGATGTTGAGATGAAAGAGTATCAAATCAATTTCGAGAACGCTTCAGACTTCGCAAGTAAAATAAGATTCGAGAAGAATTTCCGTTTGTACTCGTTTTTGCGTTGTAATTTCCAATACATTGACGCTTTGTTTCACTTCTTTTGTGAGCATAGAATAAAAGCTAATCGGTTGTTAATCACTACATTAGGCCTTAATGTGGAAGCTTGGGGGAGCATAGTCGAATTACTCGAGGTTGGGGCTGTTAAGCAGTTCGACCTCGTTGTGTCTTCGTACTTTTATCATCACAATAGGGAAATCGTTCAAGTCATTAAAGACGAGTTCGCAAGACTGCAAGACGAAGGGAAGTGTAATGCACAACTTTCAGTCTGCTCAAATCACTCTAAAATTATCGCGTTCAGTACCGAGTGCGGCAAAAAGTTCGTGTTTCACGGTTCTGCTAATGCTGCAAGCTCCGACAATATCGAACAAGTGATGATTGAAGAAAACGAACAACTTTTTGACTTCAATTGTGCTTTTTTCGATAAAATAATTAATTACTTTTGCACTAACAAGTCTGCGCTTGAACTCCGAGGTAAAACCGCATGGGCTGTGGCAACTAAAAGTGAATAATATGGCAAAAAATGGTGCTTATAGTAAGGAAATGTCTGATAAAACGCAAATTAGTTCCTGGGAAAACAACCCAGCCGGGTCTAGTGCCTCACGACGTTCAAAAAAAACGAAAGCAAAAAAAGCGTATGAATCAAGATAATTCAAGAATACTTCACAAGTCGAAGCCCTTTTTTAACCGTTAAATTAAAAAAAATAAAATAAAATGTCAAGAACGCCAGTTATTTTAGATTGGGAACAGATAGACCAGTACTTGATGGCTAGATGTAGCGCAAACACAATCGCAAAGATGATGGGGATTGCTGTCTCTACGATAACGACCAAGTGCCTGGCTGAAAAGGGAATCCCGTTCGATGAGTATAAACGAGGTCTACAACATGTTGGGGTCGATATGATTAAGTCGAAACAATTCGAGCTTGCAATGCAGGGGAGTGAAAAGATGCTAATTCACTGGGGGAAAAATTATTGTGACCAGAAAGAGCGTGTCGATATTACGACAAATAATAAAGATATTTGCGACAATTCCCCCCGTGAACTCGTTATTACATGGGATAAACCGAAAGAAGAAATTTCAGGATAATTTGCGTATGTAAAAAAAAAACTCTATATTAGCATAGGTTTTTTTCATAGTCTGGAATATGGTGTGCGTGTTACGTTGGCGTACACCATATTTTTTTTGTTATTCTTTTGAGTTCGTCCGCAGTTTTTAAAAAAAAAGCCACCGTAAAGTGGCTTAATATGTTAATTATCTGCGTCTAACACGTCAATAATTGATTGTAATTGATCGTTTGCCAAATCTTCTAACTTGAAAGACTGTATTCTCGATATTGAATGCTGCCTGAAATGCCTTGTTATTAATTCTGGAGTCTCAAGCTTGTAGTATGTTTCGCTTTTCTTGACGAAGCTGTATTGGGGATGTATATTACTTGAATCTTTGTACTCAAGTTTAAACTTAGCTTCGTTATTACATATAGCAAGTGTTTTTGTGACGCGGTCAACTATGTAAACAGCTATTATTTTCCCGTAATATTCTTTGTAAACCCGATCTCCAATTTGAAGTTTCATTTTTTTATATGATTATTATTACTTTCCATCTTCAATTTCTTCTGCCGAAAACCAACCCCCGTCATACTCAATAGCATCATCACCGGCTTTTGCTATTGTCTTCCCATT